TCGACGCCAAATACCCCCCGTCGAACTACCGCGAGGTCAAATGGGAGTTGATCTCCGAGGCCGCCCGCCCCCTCCACATGCCGCTCAACATCGCCCTGGCCAACAGCTCCGAGTACAACTACGCCTCGGGGCGGCTGGACCACCAGGCGTATTTCCGCTACGTGCGATCCGTCCAGCACTGGGTGTCGCGCCGCGTGCTCAACCGCGTGCTCGCCCGCTGGCTCAACGAGGCGATGCGCATCCCCGGCTACGTGCCCGGCAATCGCTCCCACCGCATCGGCCGCCCGCGTATGCGAATGCTCACCAGCAGCGAACAGGCCGAGCGGGGCATCGTGCCGACCGCCCGCCTCGACTTCTCCGGCCGCCCCGCCGAACTCGTCGCCCACGACCTGGTCGCCTGGTACTGGCCTGGCTTCGAGCACGTCGACCCCCTCAAAGAGGCGAACGCCCAGGACACACGCCTCCGCAACGGCACCACCAACCTCATCGACGAGGACGCCCGCGACGGCCGCGACTGGGAACAGCAGATGCACAAGCGCCTCCGCATCCGCCTCCGGGCCGAGCGAATGGTGGTGGAGGAGGGCAACGGCGTGGTCACCGTCGAGGACCTCCTGCCCCACCTCAAACCCAAAACGGCGGCCCCTGCCCCCGAGCCCGTCGACAAGGACAAAGAGGAGGAGGACGACGACGATGACGATGAAAGCTAAGCGCCGAGCCAAGCGACACCGCAAGCCCAAGACGGCGGCCCCCGCGCCGATGGCCACGCTCACCCTCCGCTCCGCCCCCGACCCCGAGCTTCAGAAGCGCGATCTCACCGTCCGCACCGTGCCCGTGCGCCCGAGCACGCTCGACGAGGCGAACCGCTCGGTGGAGGCCACCCTGGCCACAGAGAGCCGCGTGACAGTGCTCGACCTCCAGAGCTGGCGCCTCTTCGAGGAGATCCTCGTGATGCGCGGGGCCGAGGTCCCCGAGCAAATGCCGCTCCTCGACAGCCACCACCGCTACTCCATCAAAGACCAGCTCGGCTCCATCCGCGAGATGCGCGTCGAGGGCCAGCAGTTCGTCGGCCGCCTCCGGTTCGGCTCCGACGACGACGGGCAGCGGGCCTGGTTGAAGGTGTCCGAGGGCCACGTCCGCGACGTGTCGATCGGCTACCGCGTGCTCGAAGGCCCCATCATCGAGCCTGGCAAGAGCCAGGAGATCGAGGGCGTTCGCTACACCGCCAGCCCCGACCGGGCGCTCCGCATCGCCCTCCGCTGGCAGCCCGGCGAGGGCAGCCTCACACCCATCGGCGCCGACGGCGCCACAGGCATCCGCACCGACACCCCCGCGCCCGCCTCACAGCGGGCCACCTCTAGCACGGAGGACAGTGTCATGACGTTCGAGCAGTGGCTCGCAGAGCGCTCGATGAAGCTCGCCGACCTCTCCGAGGCCCAGCGGGCGGCGCTCCAGAAGGATTTCGAGGCGGCCCGCGCCGCCGCCGACGCCGATGCCCAGCGCGGCGCGACCACCCCGCCGGCCACCCCGCCCGCGACGCCGCCCGCCACCCCGCCGGCAACCCCGCCGGCCACCCCGCCCGCCGAGGGCGAGCGCGGCCTGACCGCCGCGGACGTCCAGGCGACCGCGCGCGAGGTCCTCGCGGCCGTCCAGGCCGAACGGGCGCAGGTCATCACCCAGATCCGCGCCGCAGGCGAGGGCTTCCCGGCCGAGGTGGTCGAGGCGGCTGTCCGCGAGGACACCACCCTCGACGCCGCCCAGACGCGGTTCCTCAAGCACGTCCGCGACGGTCGCACCGGCACCGGCCCCGCCATCCACGTGGCGCCGACGGCCAACCGCCAGATGATCGAGGCAGGCCTGCTCCTCAGAGGCGGCTACCCCGGCGACGGCCTGGTGACGCGCTACGACGAGGAGACGGCCAACCGCGCCGACCGGCTCCGCGACGTGTCGCTCGTGGACGTGTGCCGGATGTCCGCGGGCCTCGACGGGATCGACTTCGGCCCCGGCCGCACCGACGCCATCCGCGCCGCCTTCTCCGGCGGCACCCTGCCGAAGGTGCTCGGCGCGGTGGTCAACGCGAGCCTCATGCGGGGCTACACCCTCGTGGATGGCTCGTGGCGCAAGTTCTGCACCATCGGCACCTTGACCGATTTCAAGAAGGCGACGCGCATCCGCGTGACGGACAAGGACGACCTGGAGACCGTCAACGCCGCCGGCGAGATCCCGATGGGGCACGTCGAGGAAGAGTACGAGGAGATCCAGGCGGCCACCAAGGGCAAGATGTTCACCTGCACCCGCCAAAACATCATCGACGACAACGTCAACGTGCTCACCAAGACGCCCGAGCGCCTCGGCCGCAGGGCGAACAACCACATCACCAATCTGGTCTACGCCCACTTCATGGCCAATCCGGACATGAGCGACAGCATCGCGCTCTTCCACGCCTCCCACGCCAACCTCAACACGACCACCGCCCTCTCGAGCGCCAACATGGGCGTTGCGCTCGCCGCGCTCCGCACGCAGACCGACCTGGACGGCGAGGCCATCGACATCGGCCGCGTCATGCTGATCGCCCCTGTCGCTCTCGACGGCACCGCGCGCGGGATCCTGAACTCCAACCTCATCGTCGTCGCCAGCACCGCCACGGTCGAGAAGGGCGACAAGAACGTCTGGGAAGGCGCAGCCGAACTGGTCTCCGACCCCCGGCTCTCGAACGCCAACTACACCAACTACTCGGCCACCACGTGGTATCTGTGTGGCCACCCCGACGACGGCGACACCATCGAGGTCGCGTTCCTCAACGGCAAGCAGACGCCCACCGTCGAGGAGGTGGCACTCGCCGGCAACGTGCTCGGGCGCGGCTGGCGCGTCTACCTCGACGTCGGCGTCCAGGCCATCGACTGGAGGCGGCTCCAGAAGAACACCGCCTGACCGGGTTCGGCGGCGGGGGCGCGTGTGCCCCCGCCGCACCACCGATAGAGCGGAGACCCCTTCACCCAGCTCGCTAGCGAGGAGAGAACAATGGCAGCCCCGAAGTGTGTTCCCTACAAGGACGCCGACCAGATCGAGTACACCAACTCGACCGGCTCCACCATCAGCGGCGGCACGCCGATCCAGATCGGCGGTCGCGTGGCCATTGCCGTCGGCGACATCGCCAACGGCGACAGCGGCTCCCTGCTCATCGAGGGCAGGATCAAGGGCGAGGCCACCGCCGACACCGGCAGCGTCGGCGACCGCGTCTACTGGGACGCCGACGGCGATCCCTACGGCGGCACCGCAGGCACCGGCGCCATGACCACCGACCTGTCGGCGGGCGACTTCTGCGCCGGCATCCTCACCGCCGCGAAGGCCGGCACCGACTCCCACTGCAAGTTCGCCGTCAACCAGCTCCCGGCGAACGAGTTCCTCGACCACGTCTGGGTCGCACCCTACGGCGACGACACCTATGGCGACGGCTCGCAGCGCGCGCCGCTGGCCACCGTCACCGCCGCCTTCGCCGCCGTCTCGGCCACCCGCAAGAACGTGTTCGTCCTGCCCGGCACCTACGCCGAGGCCGCCTCGCTGACCTGGCCCCTCATCGACGGCGTGAGCCTCGTCGGCATCGGCTCCCAGGGCTCCGTGGTAATCCAGGGCGCCACGGGCGAGGACGAGGTGATCGAGATCGCGCCGGGGGCGCTGACCAGCACCCGCGACTGCGCCATCGAGAACCTGTGCATCAAGCAGGCGTCCGACGACTGCAACGGCATCCACATCAACAACGCCTCGACCACCAAGAAGATCATCGTCTCCCTCAAGAACGTGTCGGTGGACGACGGCGGCGGCACCGGCACCGCGGTCGCCACCACCCACACCGACGCCGACAACGCCATCCGCATCTACTGGAGCGGCTGCGGCGAGGAGATCGAGAGCCAGGTCTCGTTCACCGTCGCCAACAACGGCGACCGCGCCTACTTCAACAACGTCTACCTGGCCGGCGGATTCGTGTCCTCGGCCACCGACATCGCCACCGACTTCCGGTTCGACTTCTGCAAGATCAAGCACGAAGGCGTGACCGGCGGCCACTCCTCGCAGCTCATCCGAGCCGTCTACTGCTACAGCGACGAGGAGGCGCTGCTCAACACCGACGATCTGGCCGGCAGCCACACCGAGACCCTCATGGTCCCGACCTCCTGACCCCGGGCCGGGTAGCCGCCACGGCCCGCCCGTCCGCGTCCTGGTTCCTCCTGGCCAGGGCGCGGCGGGCGGGCGGGAGACCACCACCGTGTCCGCATTCGCCGCCAACATGGCCGCCGCCTACGCCGAGCTCGGCACCGAGTTCGGCGAGGCCATCACCTACTCGCCGCCCTCGGGCGACGACGTCGAGATCTCCGACGCCCTGTGGAACGAGGACCCCAGCCAGGCGATGCGCGCCGACCACGGAGAGCTCACACGCCGATTGGTCACCTGCACCATCCGCACAGCCGACGTCGCCAGCCCCGTCCAGAACGCGACCGTGACGCGAACGTCCACGAGCGAGACCTGGACTGTCGCGTCACCGCCGCTGCCCCTGGCCGGCGCTCACCAGCTCGCCCTCGAGCGCTACGACCGCATCGAGCTCGGCGAGGACGAACTGCGCGAGCGCCTGCCTTGACCGAGGACCGCATCGTGCGCGAGCCCGTCGAAACCCTCGACGCGCATCCGGACGAGCTCCAGATATGGGCCGTCCGAATGCCCGCGCCCGGCCCCGACCGCAGGCTGCTGCTGCGCCTCGACGGCGCCACCTGGGAGGCCGACGCCCTCGGCAGCCGCGACGGCCTGGCCATCGAC